TCCCACATAAGAGCATCAGCATCAAATCCAGATAGGATAATCGCCCTCTCGTCATCAGGCAAGAGAGCGATTTGTTCCATAATAGATTTAGCCATAAGGCTATTGTATCTACTTGATGGATACCCTATTCTTCTCGGAGATAGGTTTGTAGACCTTGCTCAATCCGTTTTCGCTTGTCTTGTATCCATAGCGAGCAAGACGGAAACGAATAGCAGAGTGAGATAACCCTAGTCTTTTACCTAAGCGATAGAGTGGCACTCCCTCAACAGCGTGAGCGTGATTTAGCAACCGAACATACTCTTCAGCCTCTGCTCTGAACCTAACAGCGTTAGAGCGAACCTGTTGAGCCAAGGGTTGTAGTTCAAGCAAGCGAGCCAGCGTTTCAGGTGAAGGCTCGACATACTCTTTCTTTACTTTTTCAGGATAGAAGGGTGGAGGTGGAATAATAAAAGAATCATTCAATTCAATCTCGGCTAGAGAGTCAGACTCCAAAACAATCTGTCTAACTCTTTCGCGAGTCATTCCACAAGCATCCGAGATGCTAGTCAGTGTCCAGCCAGCATTACGAAGATTCTTTATGTATTGGTTTCTATCATCCACATCATCTAGCACAAGAAATTTCTTTCTTACTTCGGCAGGAAGGTGAATTAGTTTCTTTACTTGTCTCATTATGCTCCCTAGACTTTTTGAGCCAGTAGAGCAAGCACAACAGCAGACAAACCCAGAGCAATAACCAGAGCGATTGCTTGAGGGTTAGATAGAGCAACTAATACAGCGATGCCAGATAGGACTACTGATAAGACCGAAGACCATACGACATTACGCAGACTAATAATCCAACTAGGCATTACTTCCACACTCCTAGAGCCTTCATCATTTCATTAGGACTCACCTTCAGTGATTCGCACAAGATTGACATAGTTCCAGAAGGAATCTGTCTCTGTGTGTGGAAATAGCGACTTAGGCTCGACTTCTGTAATCCGTGAGCGTTAGCAAACTGATTTAGTGAAGGGTAGCCCATTTTTTGGTAGCGAGCAACAAACCAGTTCCAAGTCATTTCTGATTGCTGATTGTCTTTGTTATTCATTTGTATTTTCCTTGTCTTTATCGTTTTTGTTATTTGGTTTTACTACGCCCAGTAGTGGACCTAGTTTTTTGTCTTCGGGAAATGTGTCTCCCCAAACTTCATTTGAATCATCTAACTTACTGTCAATAAAAGACAGCACAAAGATAATCCCAACTATTGCTAGGACTCCTAGCAATCCGAAAATAATTATTTCCATTAGTTGATTACTTCTTTCTTTACTACTCCGTTGTAAATGTCAGACACCACATTAGCCCAGATACGAGGAGTGTGTGTGGTTGCTTGATAGCCACCAGCACCACCGATAAGCACTCGACCACCAGTGAACTTGTTAGCCAGTTCAGCAACTACCTTTGAGGCATAGTGATAACCATCATAGGTATACTTCAGACCCCAAGTCTCGCCTTCGTGTCCATCTGCTCCAGTTGCTAGCAGAATCACATCAGGCTTGTAGTCTTCCAACTTATCGGCAATGTCGTCAATAGCCCACGCTAGAGCATCATCACCTTCGCCCTGTTGAAGAGCGTAGTTATAGAATTGCTTATCCGTGTTCTGATAAAGATAGTTCTGCTCATTCTGTCCTCGAACCCAAGTGTCAGAATGTGTTGGATAGATTCCGTGTCCGTGAATCGAGAAGGTTGGAATACCAGAATCCTCTAGAATGTTCTGAACACCATCTCCAGCGTTCACATCCCAGTCAATGTATACAGGTCTCAATCCAGCCTTCTGAAACTCCAAGGCAGCCCAAGCGTGGTCATTGAATACGCAGAATCCCTCCGACCATCCGTATTGAGCGTGATGCTTAGCACCTTGAGGGTTGAACCCTACAAGAATCTCTCCAGCAATCATCTTCTCTACTAGGCGAGCAGTTCCAGCGAACATCTGAAGAGCAACTTGCCCCATTTCAGGTTTGTCGCCAGTCCAGTCATAAGTTCTACCCAAGTCCAGCACCTCTGATACATAAGCAGGTGAGTGAATACTCTCCAAGCGTTCTCTATCTCCAGCATCGACTTCAGGCTCGATTACGACCACATTGTCAGCACCCAGTTCGGAAACTAGGTAATCCGTAGCAATCTTGGCTCTGATTGGCTTTGTAGGATGGTTTCCATCCCCATTGCCCAGTAGCCACTTGAGATAATCATCTCCGTAGGCTATGTGTAATTTGTCTTTTTGGTTTGTCATTTGTTTTCTTTCTTTCTTGTTGTTATTTAGGTTATCTGTTATTGACCGATAAGTCAAATCAGGGGTGAAAAATGCAGCACCCCTGTAAAAAAGTTTACGATTCTGTTAGAAGATTTTGCCTTTTTGTCTGCGACCGACAGAGCCTTTGAACTCTGCCTTGTCATAAAGTTTGTAGCATAGCCAGTCCAGTCTCTTTGATAGTCCGTAAAGACCGAAGGCGAGCCTTCTAACAGCCCAGTAAAGCGATTGGTAGAAAAGTCTCACTTAGGCTCAATCCCTCGAATTACTACGACTGATTGGTTAGGAGAGACTACTATGTCCACTCCGTAGTCCGTGTTGTTCACAAACTTGATTTTCCTTTTGCTTTTACGCCCAGCAATGAACATACAGACCATCGCAGGTATAACTGCCCATAATGCGACCATTTTTATTCCTTTCGTCTCTTCAATAATACTACCTATACTGACTTTTGTCAAGCCAGTATAAGCAGGTAGTTTTAGTGCTTAGGCTTCAGGTCTAACTAAGTCAGAGTCATCGGATACAGACTCGACCTCGACATAAGACCTAAATTCGTTAGCCAACTCTTCGGCTGAAATAATCCAGTCTCCAAGTATCAACCTATCGACCCCAGAGTGGCTTTCTTTCTGTTGTATCTTCAACTTAGCAGTAGCGTAATCTGCTAGAGATACAGCGAACGCCAGTTGTTCTTTAGTAAGACCAATCATTGTTTTCATTTTGTTCCCATCTTTCCGTAGTTGTATGAGTGGAACTATCTCCACTACTCCAGTATAGCAGACTATTCTAGTTCAGTCAATGACCCTAGGCGATTTACCAGTTCAATTTGAGACCTCTTATAGAGTTCTGAAAATAGTTGGTCTGCGTTCTCATTTAGCCCAGACACCATAAGATACTCGACTGCTACAACTATGTTGAACAGAGCCTCATCCGTAAAGTCATACTCGTTGTCGAAATCGAGAATCTTGTTCTCTACGCCTTTGTTGTATTGGTTTAGGAAATCAACAATCTCGGAATCAGTCAATCCTTCGATAGATTTTTTCATAGCATAACTCTTTCTCTAGTTGTATTTATTGTAGCAGAAATAATTACATAAGATGGGGGTGAAATAATGGCCGCCCCCCTGTAATGTCGGTGGTTTGTGCTACCAGTTTTTGTAATGTCGGTGGTCTATGGTAAGTGAACTTCCAGCCCAGCCATCCGAACGATTCGACTTCGCTCGTAGCCAGTTAGGTTGCTAGCCAGTAGATAGTTCTCTATCGCTTTACGAGGCAGACTCCGAAGGATACGCCCAACCAGTCTCCCTGTTGTTTGAGAGATTACTCCGGGGGTTAGATAGATAATCTCCGAGTTGAGTGTGTCATACATCAGGATTTGTGTTTCCCAATGGCGAATAGCATAGAACCCATTTTCGATAGTGGCAACAATAGTTCCGTTGTAGTTTTCGAATGGTCTAAGTGCCAAGATTTCTTTTTCTATTTTGTGATTAGGAATTTTAGTCATCGCCAAAACCTACATTGTTATTCTTGCCACACTCGGCACATTCAACATCGACATCGCCAGAGCGACCTCCGACCATAACTTCAGTTTCGTTTTCGACTTCACACTCACCACACTCGAACCAAACAGTTATCTCTCGCTCATCATCCCAGGGCGTTGCTGTTTTCCAGCCATCGTATCCTCCACCAATGTCATAACTCATTACTTACCTCCGTTTATTATTTCGTATTGTTCTCTGAACTCTGGATTATCGTATTGTGGATTCAACTTAGCCCACTCTCTCTGCTCACGCTGAATTTTCACAATGTCTTTATTTGCTTTGTTTGAAATCTCGGCACGGACTAATTCTAAATCCTGTCCTGTTTTATTCGCAATCGCAACTAAAACTTTTTCGATTTCAACAATTGTCTCTGCTCTTTTTTCTAGTCTGTAATCTTTTTTAGAACTAGAAGAGGCAACCCAAACCATTTGGTCTTTAGCCCAGATGCGAGCAGTTCTCTCTGTCTTTAGTGTCTCTTTGTGAGACCCAGACCAAGATGCGACACGCAACTCCGAACCATCTGGATTTGAGATACCGACAGCAATTCTTTTTGCCTCACGCTCGGCTTTAGCAATCGCACGCTCTTCTCGAGCCTTCACTACTGAAGGGTCTTCAAGTTGGCACTTCCGTAAAAAGTATTCACTAGGAGCATCGGGATAACAAACAGAGCAAGCCTTCTCTCCAGCAAGACCAGCAATCTCTAATCTGTCTTGTCCAGATAAATCAGTAAGCCAGATGTATTGAGTAGTTGGAAAACAAGTTCCACAATTCATCGAGGCGTGGATGTGTCCGTTTGAATTTTTCACTAGGAAGGCACGAGACCAGCCTGTGTATTTTTTATTTAGTATCTGAACGCTAGCGAACACAATCGAGTATCGCTCTAGCAACTCTTCAAGTTTAGCCTCTGCCTTAGCCTTACTGCCCGCGTAGTATTCACGCTCGGCATAGCCTTCAATTCGGCTACGAAGATTTGTAATGTCGAATGTCAATCCATCTTGCTCGTAATAGAATTCGGCAAGTTTAGTGTCAATCTCGACAGGGGTTTTCAAATCATCAAACATAACTTCTCCTTCAGTTCCAGTATAACAGACAAATACTAAATAGCAAGTATTTATCTAAAGTTTTTTATACAGACTGGACCGATACCCTGCTCGACACTCTTAGGGTCTGTTAGGAAAACTCCACAGACACAACAAAGACCAGTAGCCATCCCGAACGCTTTAGCCTCTTCCAAAGTCATTCGCTGACTTTCCTTTAGGCGATAGATTGCTCCAGACTCATACTCCCATCCTCCAGAGAAAACTAATTTCTTAGCGTAAAGTCTGTCTCGATAACTCTTACTTGGTTGGACTCGGTAGATGTTGCCATCTTCAGTTTGGTAAATTCCAATCTTGTTTACAATGCTTGTCGGTGCTTTTAGTAAATTGCTGATTAGGTCGCTCGCCTCTTTACTTGACAGACTTGCTACATCAACAGCCTTATCCCAGATACGCTCTGTCAATAGACTCTCAATGAATCCGATTTGTCTCTCGCTTGCTTTATTCATTATTTCTCCTCTTTCTTTATTGCGATAGATGAAAACTGGCTCAACCATTTTTCAAGTTTCAAAGCATTCTGGTATTCACCTTTGTTTCGGTAAACGCTCAATGAAGAATCGTTTGGCTTTTCGCCTCTGGCATCTTTCCAGTTCACATTTACCTTGACTATAACGCTCCACTTGAAACTGTCCTCTGAAAGTTTCATACCGAACCATCCAACTTTTTCGCCTTCAATCTCCCAGACATTGCTACCATAAGCATTCTCTTTGAAGAATAATGCTTGTGCGAATTTCGGGGCTGACTGAACGAACTCGTCTCGCCCCTCTTCAGAATCAAAGACAAACTTGAATCGAACCTGCTCGGCATCAAACAACTTGATTCTTATCGGTTGTGGCTCGGACTGATAGACCTTCATCCCAGACCTCATTACTTGCTCGACCATTTACCTCTCCTTCCATCTCCAGTATAACAGATACCCAGCAAATGTCAATACCATTTCCGTATGTCGCAAATTACAGGGGGTATGACCTTTTTCACCCGAACTTTCCCGAATAATAAAAAAAAAGCCAGCCCGGAGGCTGACTTTCCTGGGTGTTCTAAGACCTAAGCCTTATTCAACTCATCGAGTCTGGCGTTCAAAGCCTCGAAAACTTCGTTCAAGCCTTGGATGTTTTGGTTAGCCAGTTCAACAGCCCTAGAGTTTGTAGCAATTAGTTCGGCATTGTCCTCAATGATGCTTAGCAACTGTTGGAGTGCCTTAGTTGTCTCGACAATAGCCAAGGTTGCTTGAATAGAACCTAGAGACTGAATCTCATCTATAAAAGGTTGATACATTTTTGTTTCCATTTGTTTCCTACTTTCTTTCTTTGAATAAATCGGAAATTGCCAATACGATAGCACCGAAGATTAGTATCAGTCCTAAAAATGAACCGATAGCCCACGAAACAGCAGAGTCATTCTGTTCCATAAAGAACCAGCCCATTCCTACTGAATAAGCACCAAGCCCCATTAGAAAATACTTCATCGTCTCTTTCCGTTCAATAGGGGGGTGATGGCGAACATAATTGTTGCTAGCAATCCTAGCCACAATCCGTCATTCCAAACTCGATTGACACTTGACATCGGTAAAGCAAATACCATTCCAAGAATGGCACTAAACAGAACCCAGACCATAGCGACCACAGGAATTATTATGATTCCAACTAACGCTCTTCTAAACACATACTTCATTTATACTTCCCTTCAATCCCAGAGTATCAAACTAAAATCGGTTTGTCAATTACCATCTCTTCGAGTGTCAGGTCTTCACTTTCCCAAACGCCCATACGATAACCAGTTTCGATTACGATTTGGTGGATAGGAACATCTAGACCTCGAGCCAGAGATTTCATTACTGCCGAAGACGCGTCTTTATGACCACGCTCGACTTCGGAAATGTATCCCAGAGCAACATTGGCTTTCTTACTCAACGCTCTAAGCGTTAGGTGTCTTTCCGTTCGCAACTCTCTTACTACATCTCCAAACGCTACTTTGAATTCCATAACTTTCCTTGTCTTTCGTCTTTGTGTTTTTTGTTAGGCGACTAAGTAGTCGTCAATGTTTTCCTCTTCTATGAATTTCCAGCCTTCAAGTTTTCTGCCTGTGTATTCTGGAAACACATTTTCAAGTTTCTTCTCTGCGTGCCTCTTTGAGTTAGCGACAATGTCTACAACCTTTACTGGCTCTAGCCCATAGATTTCGTATCGGTAAACACTAGCCATCTTCATCCCCTTCGTCTCCGTAGTTCACAAACAGGTTGAGGTGGAAGTTCTCCACTATCTTTCCAGCCGGGGCAGAGTCTCTTCCTTGATAGGTCGCCCCATCAGGTAAAGATACATCGGTGTTTGCCTCTCCATCTGAACATAAGTAAACAGCAAGCACGCACGCTTGTAGCATTTCTTTTGGAACAGGAGGATAGACATTGCTAGTCAAGTGAAGTCTTATCTTGTCTTCAAATGATAAATCGGAATCTAGGATTCCTAATAGATTTTGTATTCCCATTTCGTAATTGTCCTTTCGTCTTACACTCTTACACTATCAGTATAACAGATGTAGCCAGTCTAGTCAATCTTGTTTATAGAATCTTCACCAATGGATACGACTACCTTCGGACCGAGGTAAGTAGGACTGGCTACAAGTTCGGCATAATGCCCAACTACCTCGACCAGACTCTCTCTAACGAACTCTAGTGTTTGAGCCTCATCATTAGTTATCGAAGACTTGTCTACCTCGAAGTCTAGTGATACACGGACTTTCATTGTTTCTGCCATTTGTTATACCTGCTTTCTTTATTATTTTACACTTTTTCGGTGTAGGTGATTAGCACCATAAATCTAGGTTAGCACTCATAGAACCTTATGTCAAATAACAGGGGTATCACCTTTTTCACCCAGCAAATCAAAAATACGAAAAAAGCCAGGCACTTTGAGTGCCCGGCTCTTTACTTTCGTTTGAGTGCTATGGAGTTTCAAGCACCCGAACATAAACTATTCGGTTGTCTCCGAATTCCGTAATGTGTTGGATGTGTGTGCCACCGAATCCTCGATTGGCATTTACTATCTTGCCCTTGCCGATGTAGATGGCAGAGTGGTAGAACGACTTGTAGCCCCTGTATCCAAAGATTACGATGTCGCCTACCTTCCTATCCTTTTGAGCGACTCTACGACCAGCGTAGGACTGTTCTGTGGCTGAATGGGGAAGTTCCTTGCCCATCTGACCATAAGCCCACTTGACCATCCCAGAGCAATCCCATCCGTAAGGAGTAGAGCCAGAGAATACATAGCGAGTTTTGCCAACTCGGTTTAGCAACTTTTTTACTGCTTGAGTTATTTTTTTCTTATTGTTTTTCAGTTTGTCTTGTCTCTGTAATTCTTTCGCAGAGAAGACCAGCGTTTGAGTTTCCAAACTCTCAACTGTTTTATTACTACTACTAATTGCTGACGGAACTGCTACCGAAGAAGATGATACGCATCCTCCAAGAATCGCAGTCGTTATGATTGCTATCAACCATTTCATTAGGCGACCTACCTTTCACATTCGTTTAGTTCTAGGGTCGTTGTTTGTTTTGGTTCTCCCAATACTTATTCAGTTGTCTTTACAGGATACCATCTATCCGTATCCACACTAACAATTGTATAGCCTCTGTGCCTCATTTGTCAAGCGTTTTGGTGTGTCCTAGCAGGTTTAGGGCGTGTTCGACATCAACCATCTTGATTGAGGCAAGTGATTTGGAAAAGTCTATTTCTTTGCCATCTCTATCACATAAGAAGACCGAAGTTTCCTCTCTTCCAGTTATGTTCTGACATAAGACAGCAACAAACTCGCCAGTCTTCAGACCAAACACAAACCCAATCCTGTCGGGTTCAGCGTAAATCATCTTGACCAGTTCTGCTACATACATAGACCAGAGTCTACTAAATAATTATTGTGGGGTGAAAAAACGCCGCCCCCTATGAAAAAGTCCAATGTCGGTGGTTCGTGATAGTCAAAAGTCGAATGTCGGTGGTTCGTGATAAGAGAAATGCCCAGACCGAAGTCTAGGCATTTTTATTTACCGAGTTCAGTAATCTACCGAAGGCGATTCACTCATTATTTTTCCAATTGCGTTTGTGATTTCGTCTGCCTCTTCGGTTTCAAGAATGTTGAATTCCCACTCTTGCGTTTCCTCATTCCAAACATCTCCATTATCAAAGTTGATTGAAACATCTGGACTGGTAGACCAACTCTTGGTCTCGGTGTCATACATAACTACAAAGTGATACTGTTTTGCTTTACTCATTGTTCTCCTCCACAAAAGTTCTGAACTCATCGGCAACATCTCTGCTGAATGAATCGGCAAGACTTGGGTAGCGTTCTTGCGAACTAATAAACGCTTGCCAAAGTTCATAAGGGACAGTCTCGTCTTCGACAACATCATCGAACTCGATTGTCTGCCAAATAAGTTCTGTATCTGGCTCATAAGTTTCCGTTAGAAACTCGATTAGTTTATCTCTGGTCATTTTTTATCTCCTTTTCATTTTCATTTTCATTTTCAATTTCAACACAATCACGAAAACAATCTTCGCAATGAAATCCTTGCTCGACATAATTATCTGACTTGGAACATTCGTGCTTACTACAAGGACAAACTTCACTCATCTTCGACAACCTCTCCATCTTCCGTAAGAATAAAAATTTCCTTCTCCAGTCCAGCCTGTCCGAACGACTCCAAAATGTTTTGAATGACATCTGAAGTATTGCTACGAACATACTCGACAAACTCCTCGATAGTGAACTCTGGGTTATCATCTACGCCACCCTGACTTCGTATCTCTAGAAACTGTCCTGCTGTCTGTTCCGTGTTCCAAGTGATAACTATCTGACCATTGACATACTGACCAAAACGCTCGACTACATCTTCAACTGACTTAGACATTTACTACTCCTTCCCAAACTTCTTCGGCAACTACTGGGTCTATCGCATTACTCGAAACTAATTCCGAGAGAATGTTGAATAACTTTTTTTCTGTTTCTGACATTACACGCCCTCCACTTCTACTGGTGGAGAGATTCGCCACTCTAACGCCTCTAGGGTTGATTCATCGTAATCCCCTGTCTCACGCATTTCTTGAATTGAATCGAGCAAGTCTACGATTACATTTTCGTAGAAACTATTTAGTTCGTCTGTAAGTATTTGTCTCTCACTCATTGCTGTCCACCTTTTCTTCTTTAGCGTTTTGTAAAGCCCCTGCTGTGTAAGCAAAGTCCCAGATTTGTCTGGCGTTGTAAACTGTGTAGATTGAAACTTCGTGTTTGTCTGCTATGGCTTGTGCCTTATCAAACCAAACAAAAAAATCTCTTTCTCTGTCTTCGTAAAATTTATCCATCTTAGTCTTCCTCTTCTTCCTCGTTGTTTAGTTTTGACATAAAGTAATAAACAGAATCGTTTACTTGCTCGCCAAGTTCTGTCCAATCAAAACTGTTGTTGTTTAGTATCTCGGCAAACTGTTCTGGTGTCGGTGTTGCTGTATCGTCGCCATACTCAAAATCTTCTGCTACCCACCAAACAGAAAAGATTGGTTGGTCTTGATTTTCAATCTTGGACAGTTCTGCGATAAATTCTTTTACTGTTGTAGCCATTAGTTATCTCCTTCTTCTTCGTTTTTATCTCGGCAATCGCAATCAACATTGCTACAAGGATTTTCCAAGTGGAACTCCCTTGCCTCTTCCATAAGGCTTGCCACTTCTGGTGAAATGTAAAGATTCATTTAGTTCCCCTTTCAAGAAAACTTCTTACATTTCTATTATACAGATTTATTCACCCGAGTCAAGTTTATCTTCTTGAATTTCTCGAACGATTGTAAAGTCGAACTCTTCATCATTCGGGTCGAAGGCTCGCTGATACTCTGCCTCGTCTTGAAAATAAAACCAGACACGCTGGTCGAAACTTTCGTCTGCGACCATCTTCTCCATCAACTTAGGGTCATTGAGGATAATTACCATCGCGTCTGTATCGCCAGACACTTCTTCATCTTTCCAGATGTAATCTACCCAAACTACTCTTTCCATTTACTCCTCCACCTTTTCTACTTTTACTCTCTTCGGCACAACACGCCACTTACGACCAGACCAAGATACGATTCCAATTCCGTAATCGTTCGCCAACTTTCTATTTGCGAATTCAAATGGGGCGAACCCCTGACCTTGAATTTCTACTAAGTAAATTACCTTCACTTTATTCTCCTTCTGACTTAGGTGAGTATCGAACATAAATTGTCCAAAGTTTTTTATCTGGGTGTCCAGTAGAAAGATTGTTTCCACCACTTCCTTTGAACTCAAAGTCGGGGAACAATGTCCTCCAACGCATAGCCGAAGTTCCAGTTGAAACTTTTATCGGCAACTCTGCCCAGCGATTCGGGTGTGCCTTCAAAGCCTCGGTCAGTTCTCTTACTACTGGTAGAACACTTCCACCTTTACGAATTTCTGATGGGTCTACAAATTTTATTTCCATTTTTATTTCTCCTCTTTCATTTTCAGTATACCAAACAAATTTCTAAAAACACAAGTCAGCCGAACAATGTCTTCCGTGTCCAACTCTGCCCTCGAAATTACAGTTGAAGTGTGGGATTGGATTTCCACTCTTACAAATTTCACAGTTTGCCTCTTCAGCCCTTCGCTTGTCTTCGATTCTCTGTCTCGACAATTCAATCTGTCTCTGCTCTTCAGCAAGTATCGCTTTGTATTCCAAACTCTCACTCTTCTTCGGTGAGTTTAGATACTGCTCGATTAGTTCACTAGCACCTTTACTGCTTAGGTCTGTCGCAAGGAACTCGTCATACTTCGCAACCAGATTCGGTGCGTATCGCTCGTTCTTCAAACGCCCAAGAAACTTCCATTGCTTTTCGGTCATTTTGTTATCCATTTTTTTTCCTCTCTTTCAATTTCAGTATACCAAAGATTAGAGAGAAAGCAAGCATAAAAGACAATTATTTTTATTTATTTCCGTGCTTGACAAATTTGCTAGAGTGTGGGTAAATAAAAAAAGATGGGGTGAAAAAACCTATACCCCTGTAAAAAATACCACCGAACGCAATGTCGGTGGTATGTGTTATGTAATTTTTGAACTACGAAATAATCTGAACCTCGACCACTCCACGCTGTTTGATTGGATAGAATCCGTGCTTACCTTCTGCGAAGTGATAGAAAACATTTGCTAACTGGTAGCCCTTGCTACGATAGAAAGCCTGTCTGCGTTCTAACTTTTGTGCCTGTGAGACATTGACCCACTCGACCCCTTCGCCAACCTGAACTCGCCAGACTGAACCATACTTGCCTTCGACCATTTTAGCCTCGACCAAGTTGCCCTCTAAGTCCACTAAGCCGACCTCGTAGTCTATTCCGTGGTTTCGTGCCAAGTCAGCCTCACGCCTCTTGCTACTAGCCATTTGTTCGTGATAGAAGGCGTATCCGTCATCTTGAAGGATTCGGTGCTTGTCCTCGTAAATTTCTTCGACCCTCTTCTCGCAAGCGTTAGCGTAGTCTGCCCACTCTTGTTCTGAAACATCTTCTCGATACCAAATTGAAACTGCCATTTTTTTCCTCTCTCTTACATTTCTAGTATAGCAGGTTAGTCAGACAAAACAACCCCAATCCGAAAGTTTCTTGAAAATCTTTTGGAACAACAGGGGCGGCTCTTTTTTCACCCAGCAAAACCAGAATTTTTTTCTGCGACATAAAAAAACCCCGTGCTTTCGCACGGAGTCTCTCTCCAGTTTTATTCTATCAGCGACCTC